ATAAGGAAAAGCTGTTCCTTGAGGAACATGATCATGAACTGTTGCACTAAATGTGCTAGTTATTGTGCTATCACTATTTAAAGTGCTAAAAATAGTTTTTTGAAGCTCAAAACTGTGATCTGACATTACTTAGCTACCTCTTTTGATGCTGTTTTCATAGCTTTTTCTATCCTACTTTTAATTTTCTTTCTGTTTTTCTCTAATGCAGGAAACATAAATGGTCTAGGCAACATTTTACTTGTACCAAACTCTAAATATTTACTATAATCTGCACGACTTGCTACTTCTCCACCCATATTGTCAGTATCCATCTTTCTTTTTATATTGTTTACTAAAAAACCAGTGTCAGAGGCAGGTGGTTGTCCAGGAGCAGAAGCTTGATGAGTTCTTCTAGGATTATATCTTTCATAAACTCTACCAGATGGCGATCCTCTTTGTATAGATTTTTTAGCTTCTTTCTCTACGTCTGCCACACCCTTAAATACTGCGTGTTGTATTAGTTGCTTTCCTTTTTTAGAAATATTTTTTATCTTTTTGCTTATCTCTATCTGACCTACGATTGTTGTTTTTACAGTACTCATGACGATATTGCTACATTTTCCTCTGCTTCAATTTTCATAAATCTATTTTTCTCTTCTAAATTTAATATAGATCTTATATTAAACTCTCTTGAACCAAAAACTATTTTACTAGAATTAGCAATAGTTATGTCATCTCTATATCTAATAAATATTTCATGAGTTATAGGATTTTCTATCTGCATACCTTGTGCACCATCACTAAATTGCTCTGATCCTTTTACAGGATTTATTGATGCGAAGACATCAGCTGTATTACTGTATGCTTGAGTAAATCCTCCTGCACCATCACTTGTGTTTGTAGAGTTTTGTATAGTGATTAGATGTCTTAAATCTCCTATTTTTGGTTTATTCTTCATCTATAATCCTTACTATTCTTAATCTTCCCATATCATTTTCTAACTCTGCTTTTACTTCTTTACACTGAACATATATACCCTCTTGATCTTCACCGATAGATCTTGAAACTATTCTTTTTTGTTGTAAGCAATCAGACATGCCTGCTGTCGGAACATACTCTAATACTTTATTTCCGTCTTTTATCATCATCATTGCAAATACTATTTCAATCATTAGTGTGTTCCGTTGCGTTCCTCTAAGTTAATAAGCCTTTCTTCATGAAATTGTATAGTCATATCGTTCTTTTGTATCATCGGAATCTCTAGCTCCATTTGTTCTTTCAGTTAATCTTGATTCTCAGACAAAAACTCAACTAACATAAAAAGTTCTTGTATCTGTGGTGATACCATATCACCTTTAGGAACTCCGTCTATAAATTCATTTGCAGCATCTAAATCTTTACTAATTAGCTGTAACTCTGTTTCTATAATATTAAGTCTCTCAATGACTCCAAACCCGAACCAAGCACCCACAGCAACAGCACCAATAATGCTGAGTAGATTACGCATCGGCATCGAGATAGATGTGTCTTCACTTATTTTCACCTTTAATCCCTATGTTTACCTAAATTAATTAAAGAAGCATAATACTCTTCTGTTTTTTGTTTATCATGAACACAGTTAATGCAAGGACAGCTAGGGCATTTGCTACCATTAGAGCAATGACAAGAGTGATCACAATTTTCACAAAGATAACTTTTTTTACTCACTTATCCTCCAATAATGTTAGAAAATCTTACAACTCTGTATGGTTGTAATAAAGTTTGTAAAGTCATAGGAACTGGTAATTGCTTCTGTTCGATATATATTTCTCTATTTTCATATAAGTGAGATGTGTATAATCCTATCGCTTGTTTTATTGCTGATGGTACATCTTTTGGTGCTGTTCCGTAACCAGCAGTAAATCTTACGATAAAAGCATTAGCAACTCTTAAACTAGCAACATCAGGAAAAGTTTGACTTCTCCTTAAAACTATTCTTCCTGGATCATTAAAATTATCTAGATAATAGTTACTTGTAGCAAAAGTATTTTCTGTATCAGAATCATTATAATATTTAAAGCTAGTTATAGCAACAACAGGTGCTTTTGGCAATACTATATAATTTTGAGTTTTCTCCATAAATGGTCCAGTGCTAAATCCCTCAGTAAGTTTATCTTCTTGAGAGTATGGTATTCTATCAAGAGCAAAATCAAATGTTTTAGTAATAAATGCTCTACCAGTGTATTCTTCTAAAATTTTTATAGAAGATTTTAACATCATTATAAGTTCAGCATCTTGATCAAAATTATCAGGATCTATCCTTAAAGTTTGTTTGACCTCACTTAAAGTTACAGGTGTTATATTCGTATCTGTTACTAATTTTAATCCTGACATTAGTGTAATGTACTCCCTTGTATATTGTATTCATCATCCCCATCATGCATAGTAGCATCACGGATAGCCATAAGTTGAGCAGCATAAAGTCCTGCTAAAGTTTTGCTTGGAAAACCTTTTATTCTAAAAACTATTTGCACGCTACCCTCATCATCTTCGTTTAATTCCATTGTGGTTGATATTTTAAATTCATTCATTATTTTTTCAAGGGATGACCAGATGGTAATAAATCTCTATCGAACTGTCCTGATCTAAATCTTCCTGTCCTGACAGCAAATAAAAATGCATTTACTCTCGCATATGCCCATTGCTCCTCGCTCCTTACATTAGGTCTTACTGATTGTGGGTTTGTTCTGTATGCACCAATACCCCTTCTAAATACTGCACCTAACATTCTAAGTGTAACTCTTTTACCTTTTTTGTCACCATGTTTTTCATTATGATCTTTTACTTTATTTTTTAGTCCTTCTTTCACAGCAGCAGTTAATTGTTTCTCTTCTGACTCAGACTCTTCTTTAGACTCTCTATCTATTTGTGCTACTTTTTTCTTAGACCAACTAAAACCAGAATCACCACCCCATAATGACCAAGCAATCCTTCCATTAGAAGGATATCCTTTTTCTCCAGGTCTAAACCCTTCTGCTTGTTTATCTACCTCATGTCTGCTAAAGAAAGAGAACATTCGTTTTACTGTGCTTGGTGATAAATTTTCTTTACTTACTAATTGGTTTGCTCTAGCTAAACCAACCATAGTTCCACCACGACCAAACTCTTTTCTCCAAGCCAATCCTCTTTTGGCTTCTGTGGCCATTCCATCAGTTGGTGTAAAATCAATATCGCTTACAGCTTTATCATCTTCAGCTTGAGTTTCAGGATAATCAGATGTTATTGGTAAAGATTTTTCATCCTCATCATCACCAACACTTTCACCTGCTAAACTTATAGGCATCATTGTAGCAGAAACAAATAGAGTGTCACCACCTTTTATTGGATCAAAACCAAGTTTAGATCTAGCCTCATTACGAGTTAATATTCCTGAGTTTACACCTTGCACAACAGAATCAAAAACTCTTTTACGACTCTCAGCCATAGCTGGTATGCTATCAATATCGTATTCTAGCTTTAAACCTTCACCGAACTGAGGAGTGAGCCACTCATTTAAATCAGATTGTATTCTTCTTAGTATCGGAATAATAGTTTCTTCATACAATGCTAATCTTGCTTCAGGCATATTGTTATATGTTTGTGCATCAGGAATACCCACTAACTGAGCAGGAACTCCAAAACACAGAGCGATATCGATTGCTGACATTTTTTTAAGAACAGAAAAGTCCATGTCTTTTGGCGACATACCCATTTGTTGAAAATTAAAGTCTCCTTCTAATAACATTGGTCTGCCAGCATTATTAGTTCCAGCAAAACGATCTTCCATATCAGATATGATCTGTGATCTTTGTGTATCGCTTAACTGAACTGATGTTCCAGTTTCATCTTTTGGTTTAAATACAATAGCACCACTTGGTCTTGCTCCATTTTGCAATAAAGAAACATTATGTTTGTTAGTAAGATTATGACTGTCAATATTACTTGCTGCAGCTACTAATGGGGACATTCCTAAGTAATCGCTTTTAGGATGAAATAATTTAAAATGTTTTACTGGAGACTCACCAGTAACTTGATCAACATCATACTGTGATAATATTTTACCACCTATCGAATAAGAATAAGATGCTGGTAAATTGCTTTGTCCAGGAGTTATTTTTATTCTGTCTGGTCTTAAGCAGTATAATTCTTCTGGAGGATTATTATTAGAACCAGATCCTATTAAATAACTATTACCAGCTAATAAAAGAAATGAATATAGAGATTCAAATAGTTCAACATAACCCTTTGTTGGGGAAGGTCTTTCAAGTAAATCAAGTAAAGGATGATCATCAACATTAATCTTACCTCTGAAAAGTTTTAATTTTACACCTGCCGCACCTTGAGATATTTCATTAATACATCTAAATGCTATGGCGTTATTTTCATAACCCTCTTTGATAAGATCTTCATAACCATACCTTTGACCAGCATCAGCACTGACTGTGTTCAACATAGCCATGCTTGTATGCTGTCTTTTGACCTCTACACTTGCTGGTCTAAAGATATTCCTTATGTTGTCAAGTACGCCCATTTATTCCTTTTTATCTTCTTCTGGTTTTTCAAAACTTTCTTTCATTAGTG